GTATTAAGAACTGTTATATCTGTAAATATATTTGTTTTATATACAGGCCACCACTCTACTCTTAACTGTCTTAAAATATCGTTAGTAGTTTGTGCAAAGAAATTAACTGCTTCTGTATCTCCTGAAGCAATACCAAAACCAAAAGCATCTGGTTGATACTTTGTGACATCTCCAGCAACTATAACATTAGCACCAGTGTAGTTTGCCATATTAAATTACCCAAATTAAAATAATTATAGCAACTGCAATACCACCAGATATTCTTGGGTGTTGTTTTGCTAATTTTATGTATTTATCTAAATGTTTCATTTTTTCTTTTTTGTTTTCTTTTTTTTTGGTTTTAGTTCAACTACTTTATCAGAAATGTCTTTTACTGTCGCTTTTTTTATTTCTTTTTTAACTTCTGCAAGAGGAATAAAACCTCTTAATTTAAAATGTTCAATATTAGCTTCGTATTGATCTTTTGCTCTTGTTATTGTTTTTTTGCCATTTGTTAATCTAATGTTCATAAATTCTCCTATTGATTATCAGGGAGATTTCTCTCCCTGATAAAAGTACGATTATTGGATTGATGAATCTACATTTAATTCAACACCATAAGAATCGTGTAATTCTCCTGTGCCATAGACAGAAGTTGCCACAATTTCATCGGCTCTTAAAGACGCATCTCTTTGAGTTTCGATTTTTAGGTCTTGCATCATAGCTAATCCTAAAGCATCTCTATGGAAGATTGCACCTTTATAGTCTCCTGTTGTACCAGGATTGTTGCCTGAATTGTCTGCCATATTTGAAGTTTCAAATATTGGAACACCAGCAACATTACCAACGAAACCTGATCTTAATGCTTCGTTTGATAATTCAGTGTCTCTACCTACGAATGTGTTTGTTAAATTACTTTTTAAATCAAACGCATTTAGTGGGTGGAATACACCAGCTAGGTCTGTCATTGGAACTGCATTTTTTCTAAGTAATGCTACTGCATTAAATACATTAGACGCACTTAAAACTGCCGTTCCATCATTAACTTCTGTTGAGAAACCATCAAATAACGCAGTTAAATCTGTGTCCATTTTTTTAGCGATTGCTTCTCCAAACAATTTACCAATATCTCCAGCAACATTTCTAGGTGCTGAATTTCTTGCTAAATCTGTTAATGTTGTCATTACACCAACTTCACTTGCAGTGATAGTCACTGAAGTAGGGTTGATTGCAGTGTTAGATAAGTCAGATGCTTCTGATACTGCTGCTGCTGAAACAGTTGCATATATCGGAACTTCAACAGACTTTCCACCACCAGTTATAGCATAGTTTCGTACTAGAGGTCTCATTACTGATTGCTCTGATGCTACGAATAATGCTTCTGCAACGATTTCAGTATATAGTTCTGATACCGTTGACGATGTTGTTTCGTTTGCCATTTTAGTTTACCTTTATTTATTAGTTAAGTTTATTTGTATCGCACCTGAATCTCGCTTCTTCCTATATTCTGCATAGGCTTTACGATCTTCTGGTTTCGATAAATCCAAGTCCTGTAAGTTAAAGGGTTTAACAGTTTTGCCACCAATAGCACTCTGGCTTCCTGAACCAGACATAGACCCTTTACGGAAATGTGGGTTGCTATCTAAAAACTCTTTTACTCTATCTTCAAGAGAAAAAGGTTGTCCACTTTTGTTATATCGTACATTAGAATTATTATCAACTACTTCTATACGACCATCATCATTATATTTTACTTCTTCTTTTAACAAAGCAACTACCTGACTTGGGTTAATGGCATTATTAGAAGATGCAATAGAAAGTATTGAATTATCTACTTTTTCTTTTTTAATTTGAGTTTTATATCTCAATACTTCTTCTTCTTTTTCCTTTATTCTTTCTTGCATAATCTTTTCAATATCAGCTTTAGTTTTAGCTTCTTCTACTTGTTTCTGTCTTAAAATTTCAGCTTTTTGTTTTTCTTCTTCTTGAAGTTTTTTCTCATATTTACTTTTTTCTGCTTCAAGTCTTGATTTGATTATGTTGTCTAGTTGTTCTTGTGTAAAAGTATTTTGTTTTGTTTCTTCTACTTTTACTTCTTCTTTTGGTGTTTCAGTTTGTTGCGTTTCAGGTGCAACTGCCTTTGTTTCTTCGGACATTGTTTTCTCCTATTATATTATTAGTTCGCCTTTACTGTCATACCAATCTGGATTGACGTAAGACCATTGATGACGACAGTTATAACCACCACGAACAACTAAAGGGTCTCCAGCTTTTTTGCCTGACCAACTTCTACTTGCCCACAGTTTTCTGACTTCATCAACTGTGAAAAGTCCACTTTTCCTCTTGTTATATACACCACTAATCATATTTCTGCAAATTTCTCTAGTGGTAGGAATTACATCTCCATAGTATTTAACAAAAGTAAGACCAGCATCTTGTGACTTATTAAAGTTCAATGTTGCATCAAAAT